TTAGCGTTTGTGGCGCCGGTAACTGACTTGGTATCTGTTATTTGTCCATTGTCTTTAAAGAAACGAACATACTGATCGCCAAACTCAAGGATATAAGCCTGGGTTGTATTAAACTCGAAAGATTTTAATCTGGTTACTTTTGAGCTGTCTTTAACCTCTACAACAAAATGTGACCCATGCCTGCGACTGGCCCCACCATGAGGATGGACGACAATATTCTCAAGAGTCTTGGCAGAGTTAAAATATTTTTCTACATCAACACGCCCTTCAAGCCTTGGGGATAACTCTCCAGCCGTAAAATTGGTAATAACAGGGGTTAGTTTCATTGCCTAACAGCGATAAGAATATTGGACTCAAATTTCTCACTCGATCCTTCCTGGGCATCCAGAGAACGGGCCTCGCTTCTTACTTGTTTGAAATCTTCCCAAAGACCTTGTTTGAATGAGGTACTTCCAGTGACGGCATAACACATGGTATGAGCCATTAACTTAACAAGAGCAGATGCAAACAAGATGTTGAATTGCGCTGTGTCTTCTATTCTCGCCGTGTACTTAATACTTGCTGATGAGTCATCAATAAGCAAAACCCTGCCTTCTACTTTCCACCTTGAAGTAGTGTTATAGACCTGATTAACTTTTAAACAAAAAGGGTCTGTTGGTAATTGATACTGATTACTGAATTCAAAATCAGGGGTCTCTGCAAGTTGACCCAATACTTGTCTGGCTTGTGCAAAGTTCCATGGATAGCTTTGTAATAGCTCATCCCTTGTCCTTGAATAGAACCTGTTACAGAGTCGCGCTCGTTCCGTATCGTCTGTTAAAGACGTAATAGGATCGTCACCTAATTCTCCAAGGGCATCTGAACAAATTGAAACTTCAGTAATCGCGGTAGTTGTCATATTATTTATCCACTGTGATTAGACTAAAGCCGGATGATAAATCAATATCATTCGTTCCTGAATGGCCGTGCATTTTAACAATCGCAGGACCAGGGACTTTGTTATAAGGAAGAAAAGGGTGAGAAAGATGGGAGCTGCCTGTACTAATAACGGCTAGAGTATGTCTGTGTAAAAAAGAAAGCAACTGAGTATTAGGATTTGGATTTACTAATAGAGAAGCGTCTATCGAACCTGTGGCTCCACCGGATTTATTCATGGAGACATAATAACCAGTGAAATATAAATCTTGTGTGCTTGGAATACCATAGATAGCCATTGCTGTCTGTCCTATTGTAGGTCTTATTTGGGCAGAGATTGTAGCGTCCGTCGCAGCCGTTGCAGTGATAGTCCCTACGTTTGGACTGGTTGAAGTAGCTTGGGGAATGACGTGCATTCTGTTGATTATCACCGCAGCGTTGGTCATTGCGATTCCTGCGTTGAGGTCTCCGGTGACGGTCTCGGAAGTCTCTTTAGTATCCCAATCCGGTAGGTAGTAAATCTTTACCGAGTTCGCTCCCGTACCGCCAGTGTCATCATTTACGGAGTCTGATGCAATGGTATGTATTCTTGCCTGAGTCGGGGCTACCCAAATAAGTGAAACTCCTCCACTTGCGACAGTATGTCCTCCATCCCAAATGTCCGCAGAAACCCCGGAATCTATTTCTATATTCCGTCCGAATTTATTTTCACAGCCATGGCCTTCGATTTTTGATTGCGTTAGCCAAAACAGAAAATCGACGTTGGGTCTTAAAATCGATCCTGCGGTAGTCTTAGTCTGTTTCATATTATAATCTCTACGGTATTGGCATGATCACGATATGTGCAATCAGGGAATTTTGTTGCCCACCACGCAGGAGGCTGAACAGTGAGGTGTAATCGTTCGTTGATAAGTGATCCGAATCCGTCTTCGTTACAATGAATCTGTAGATAAAGTCTCTTACCTACAGACTTTAATCCAGCAATAACATCGTCTACTTTTTCAGGAGGGATATGCTCAAGAACGTCTGTACAATAAACGTAATCGACTATTGGCATGTCTGGCAAGCCCCAAAGACACGCCTCGATAAATGGAAGGTCTACTTCTGGAGCGTTTGGAGCAAAGTCTACTAACGTGACGTCAAGCCCTTTATTGGCAAACCACTGTCCTGCTCTTCCGGTACCGCAACCCATGTCATACAGGGTCTGTCCAGACCTCATGCTTAATTTATCAAAAGCTCTCGGAGCCGAACTTTCTCCCGGACTGTACCGACGATACTCAGGAAAGGACCAAATCTTCTGGTACTTCTCTCTTTCGTGTTGCTCAAGGCTCTCCAAGCCAGTCCCTCGTATACCCAGATAAAGACTTTACTCTGCCTTCAAATACATTATTTTTAGCCCGTTGCCATACGGAATGGATCACCTTGTCTTTAAAGATTGTTTTTACACTTGGCTTATCAAAGTAGTGTCCTGAGTTATCACAAGGAATCCCTGCCAAGACAATATTTTCATAACCCATAGCAAGCCCTATAAAACACGCGAGCAAACCTGACGTACCACCAACGTTGGGAAGATTCCAATGATATTGAATGTCTTTATGCGCTTTATGTGAGTGTGTTCTAGGAGGGACACTTTCCCCATAACAATGACCAATTCGATAATGTAACCAACCAGGCATATATTCAGGGTGAAGTGTGACCCAATGTTGAATTCTTTGATGATAGTGACAACCGATGTCATTAACGACCATGACGTCACCATTAATGGAAAATTGATCGAGGTCGTCCCAAACGGAACGACCCCCACCAATAATTGTTAAGTTTCCACTAAAACGGTTAGCGAGGGGTGGCTCTTTTCCTTCCCCCTCTACACCGTTCAGCTTCCACATTACGATTTAGCGACGTACTGAATACGGGCAGAAATCGTACCATCGTCAGTACCGACAACGATACCGGTAAGGGCAATGTCATACCACACCCCAGTATCGGAACTCAGTCCTGCGTCTTGCCAGACTTCCTGCTCGATCTTCTCAATACCACGAATTTCAAATGTGGCATCCAGAGGGACTACGCGAGCACTCGCCATACTAATGGCATCACCGTAGACATTATCATCTACGACAGCACCACCATCGGCGGCAGTGGCGTAAAGACCCAGATTAAAGTCCGTACCACTGGCATTCGTATCATTAAAGATTTGAATTGCACTAATGCGCCAGCTTGAATGGACTCGGGCCAGTCGATAGACCGAAAGGTCTGTATCCGCAACAGCAACCTCAACCGTTGCAACAATCTCCCGAAGACGACCACCTGCGATATTCAGGTCGTTCATTACCGGGGGAGTTGCATCGGCGTTGGTAACTGCGGTGGATTTTGTATTTACTACAGCCATAATAAAATCTCCTATTCAGTTAAATTAAGCTTCGGTACAAGCAATCTCTACAACACCCTCGTCTTCAACACGGGTAGCACCCATGTCCATTTCAAAGAAGACTTGGACAGAAAGATTCTTGTCACGTCGAATGCCGATGTCTGCTGTTATCTCAGAACCGATACCCAAACGAATTGCGCGTTTGTGATACATCAAGACTTGACGATTACTATCACCATCAAGACCTAACCGTTCAGAAATAATAAAGGTAAATCCCAAAAAGGTATTCTGTTGACCGTCTACCAAAGTCTTAACGGTATTAAAATCAGCAGAAGTTATTGTGGAATCCCCCAACAGGTCGTTGTTGAGCTGCTTTGCAGAACAAATCACGAACCGATCTTCGGCATCAACTTCGTTGCTATCGAGAATCAATTTTCCTGCTCGCAGCTTGGCCAATGTCAGACCGGCAGAACCGTGGACCACTTTTTGGCCTGATGGCAATGCTACTGTGGTGCCTCCTGCGACGCCTGAAAACGCATCACCCGTGGCCGCAACAATAATATGATCATCAACACGACGACCCATAGCGCTGGCACCAGCAATGGCGTACTCAGACTCAGGAGAGATCAATAGCCGCACTTTGTCAGCTTTATCAATCAGGTCAGCATAACGAGATGTGACCAGAGAGAGCCTTCGACGTGAATGCGGAGTGTCGATCTGTGGAGTGTCATCGTGACGACTAACGGCGTCAACGGCTGCCACTTTACCAATGCGCTCTACATACGCATTTTTGCCAACAACATCTTCCATATCAACGGAAGCTCGTAACTTCGAGCCTTTTTGCTGATACAGATGGAAGGTGTTGGCCTTGTACTGCTCTACCATAGCGGTAGTGATTTCTGTGGACATAAGTAGTCCTCCAAGTTGAAGTTAAATTTACGCTTCGCTCAGAGGGCTACCCT